GATTTTCAACCATGCCAACCCAGGCAGAATCTGATCTCTTAATATTAGGCGAGGTTAAACGACCCTGTTGATTTTGTGGTCTCATAACATTGCCTGCGCCTTTTCTGTTTGAAGGCATATTTCTTTGACCTTTTGGTGCTGGAGTTTGTTTGTCTCCATCTTTTACAACATCTTTACTGGTTTGAAGTTTTGCTTGAGTATCTGCTTGTGCGGAACCGACATCAATTTGGACTTGACCTTGTGCCGACATAAATAGACCTTCTTTATCCACTTGCGGATCTTCACCAATTTTCATTCTTGCTTCTTCTAAGGTTATAAGAGAGTTTACATACTTTTGTATTATATGTGTTTCTTTTTTAACTTGAGTATCAACATCTATCTCGTTGAACTTAAAATAACATCTGTCTGATATAGAAGATTCAGTTGGATTAACTAACGGATCAAAACCGCCCTCAAATAATAATTCATTAAAAACGTTAAGTCTTACCATCTCAGCAAATTGCTTTTGGAAATGTTTGATCTTATCGTATAGTGCTGTATCTAATCTTTCTGAAGCAGATCTGTTGCCACCACCCATGCTCATTCCAAGGTGATGTGGCGCAACTCCGAGTCCTACTGCAACTCTTTCCTTAAAATGATTCAAGTAATTTGATGCATCAAGTGCTGCGTTTTGAGATCCTATAACTTCAACATCATGTCTGAATGGAAGGATTAAGCCACCTTCAGCTCTAAGATTTTCAATCTCTATTGCTGCTTGATCTATTTCTTCCGGCTCAGCTGGCTGATCTGCAGTTCCAATTCTGTACTTATACAATGGGAAAAGTTCTCTATGCACTAGGTTTTGAATGTCTTCTTCAATTTGTCTCAGTGCGACAACGTCATCCAAAACGTTTGCTAAGAATGGAGTACCAAATATTCTTCCTGGTTTTCTATCAAAGAATAAATGTATAACACTTTCAGCTGGCCACTTAGGATCTCTGTCCGTAGGCGCATACGTCATTGGATTAGTTCTCTGTAAGTATGCTTTTGGCTTGTTGTGCTTATCTCTTAAGATTCTTGCTTGCTCAGTTGGTATCAGATAATATCCAACAACTGGCTGTGCAGCACCTACTGGCTCTAATGCTTTAGGAAAATATTCTGCTAAATCAGCTCTGGCTTTAACAATAAATACGTTTGAAAATTTAAATAGTTGATCAGATAAATCAATAAGAAAATCTAAAAACGGCCTTCTCATAGCCATTTCCATGTAATCTATTCGTTGGTATAAGTATTGTACAGCTTCTGGATTTTCTCCAACAATCTGCCAACCTTCTTTCCAAAACAAGTCCTGGTATTTAGCCATTGCCTGCTTGACATATGAGTCAGTATCTATTGCCTGTATTATTCTATCAAAGTTATACGGAGAAGGTTCAAAGTTAGTTCTGCCAGTATAATAATAGTTTACGCCACGATAACCCAAGGCAAATGCTGCGACTCTCATCGCTTTGCTGAGTGATCCAATTTTATCTGGAGCTAGCTGAGCTGATTCAAAATCAAACTCAGACAGCTCAGACTTCTGAAAAGGTAAATATTGACGTATTGCCATAAGCTAATTAGCTCCAAATTCTAAAGATAATACTGTATAGTACAGTTTATTATTCTTTAAATTCAGCTTTGTCTTTCGGACTCTTGAAACGTCTTTTTGATAATGATGTCTTTGATAGCTTCAAGCCAAAAAACTGTCTCTGCTTCTGAGAAATCACTCTTATAAGAAAGATTAGAATTAGTAATCTTAATGGTAATATTCATTTCTTTTTCAGCTACAATAGCTTCTTCTGCTTGTACTACAAGCTCTTCTGGTAATACTGATTTTTTTGTCATTATTTTACTTTCTTTATAGTTTCTGCGGGCGTATCAAACCCATCTGATAGTTCTTGTTTTTGTTGGAGTTGCATAGTAAGCTGCTTAATCGTTGCATCTTTTACAATATTATCGATAGTTAGCTGCGTTACTTTTTCTTGAAAAGCTTGTATTATTAAATTAACATCTAAATTTTGATCTTGCATTTTAATCTCCTAATCATCTTGCATAAGAGATATTATATATTCTCTAATGCAGAAAGTCTAATTGCTAAAGAATCTATTTCTAGTTTCATTTTTTTTATTGCATGAAATAGCATTATTGAAATTTTTTTATAATCAACATATTCCGGCATATCGTTTTTGTCAAATTGGACAAGTTCATTGAATCCAACTTCTAATAATTGTTCTGCTATAACACCATACTGAATTTGTTGTTTTACCTGAGTTGATTCTTCTGTGTTTATAGATTCTTTGTTTTTATAAGTAAATTCAACAAGTTGTATTTGAAAAAATTTGTCTAAATCAAAATCAAGATTTTTGATATTTTCCTTAAATCTTATACTTGAACTACTGTAGCCAAGTTTTCCATCGCTTCGTATAAAAAGGTCCCTAATTGCCATCGAATTCCCTGGTACTTGATCTCCATAGACATACGGCAAAAAGAAAGCTCCATCATTTCTAAAACCTCCGCTAATTCCTCCATCTTGTCTTTGGGTTCTTAAAGTCCATTTGTCATCTGCATTGTCTTCTCCTCTAATTTTAAATGTTGTTATGTCGCCATCAGCAGTTGCGCCATTTACTCTTACATTATTTCCAATGGTTAAGCTTCCACCGATAGAACAACTTGTGCCAATTGAAAAGTTAGCTCCAATAGATCCAGTTGCTCCAGATAAAGAGCCACTAAAAGATGCTGAACCATCTGAGTTAAGGGATACTGTATTTGTACCACTAGAGTTATATATTTTTATGCCAGAAGAATCAATGCTCAACCTTGCTCCAGAAGTACCAGTGTTAACGTTAACACTATTAAGGTTAATCGTACCAGTTGTAATTGTTCCACCAGATATTGAAGTTACGTTTGCATTAACTGCTGCTCCATTTATTTTACCATCTGCTGTTGTTTGAGCGTTTGCTGCTGCCGTCGCTGCGTTATTTGCCGTAGTTACAGCAGCACTTACTGCTGTTGCAGTTTGAGAACCTATGGTTACGTTTCCAGCAATAGAAAGATTAGTCCCATCAAAAGCTAACTTATCCCCTAAAGAAAATCTACTAGATGTGTCTACATAAAAAGGAGTATTTGCGTTTGCGTATGTTCCAGTTCCTAAAAATATTTTATTTGTGCCTGCACTTATTCCTCCAACCGTTCCATCAGAAACTGTAGCGTTGGTGATTACCGTTCCAGTAGTTATTACGTTGGTTCCGTTCCATTCAAAAAAATTACTTGCATTGCCAACTTTAAAAATTGGCGTTCCTGCATTTGGAAGCCAATAGTTATGCGTGTTTAAGTTTATTGATGCCGCTGCAATTGAACCTCTTATTTGAGATGAATCAAAAATTGCTTGACCAGAACCAGATATCAACCACCCAGCACTTCCGGTTGTCCATTGAGTTCCATCAAAAGATCCATTATATGTGGAAGATTTAATAACAGAAGTTACTCCACCTAAAGTTATCGTGTGTGCACCTATTGTTCCTGCAGTAATTTTTGCTGCAGTTAAGCTAGAAATATATTGTTCCTCAATTAATGGAGTTGTACCAGATGAAACAAGATCAGTATATACAGGAGGAGTTCCAGCAGTATTAACTACTGCAACTCTTCCATAATATGTTTTAGGAGTAGAATCAGTAGAGTTAGTTACTGAGATTGTAAATACGTTAGCTTTATTTCTTCCACTTTTTATTGGTGTGGTTGAGCTTGTGGGATTAGGAATATCATACAATTGATATGCATATGAGTCTAAGTCAATGTCATCAACTGGATTAAAAGAAAACATTACTGTTTCAAAGTTTGCGGAAATTCCAAAACCAGTTATAGTTGATGGGACCGAAGAAACTGCTGGAGTTTTTACTCGTATCGTTTCTGGCAAATCATCTACAGCTACTATCTCAGTATTCTTAGGCTTGAGAGCAAATAGATAGTTAGCGTCTGGCTTTAATCCGTGTAATTGTTTTTTTAATAATTGTCATCGTATTACTCCGGTGCTTGTAAAAGATATTGAAGGATCTATCTCTTCTTTATTGAAAGAAAGTTTATAATTTTTACTGTAAGTATGTTTTGTTACTGAGAGTCCAGTTGCACTAGAAGATTGATTCTTGGTTGCAAGGAGTTCAATCTCGTAAGAGAAAGAACCATAGTAATCATCGTATGCATTTAGCCCAGTAACAGAAGTTTGCGTATTTAAATCTATAGTAAATATTGGAGTATCTACAACAGCATTTGTATTGTAAAGGTCTATACCGTTTGAGGTATATACTACTGATTGTCCACTTGTTGTTGCAGAGGTCTTAATTATTTTAAGGTTTATTTTTCCTTTGTCTGGACCCTTATCTCCATAAATAATTAACTTTGGACCATCAAAGTTTCCTAATACTTTTGCTCCTACAGTTTGTGTTTTTCCATTAACCCATATTCCTGGGTCTCCCAAATAAGTAATTTGAGATACTCGCACATTTGAGGATCCAGCTACTACGGAATGAGAATAGTAGTTAACAAGATTGGAGCCAGAGCCAGTTGGAGATCCCATAAAGTTTGA